ATTTCAAGAGCCGTAGCTAATCTGGTCTTATTGCTTCCTACTTGCTCAGATTTACCGGTAAAAATACTACCAAAACCCTCCAAGTATTTTCCAAACGATCCCATAGGATCCTTATTAGACTCTCCGTTCTTAGCTCTATCTACTACTCCGGTTAGGGTTGCCTTAATAACGTCTACTGAGCTTTCTCCAAATACTTTTAGAGACCCCCATAACTCACTTCCACCACCCAGAGATTTCATAGCTTCTTTTGTAAGTTCTGCTTGTGATTTAGTTGTAGCCTGTGCTTTTGTTTCTTCTGGAGGCTTTACTGCCCCAGCAAAGAAGTCAGCAAATTGTTTATCATATGTCATAGTAGTTCTAACAAATGCTTCTGCAATTGCTGAACCTACCAATGCGCCTACTGGCCCACCTACTAATGCACCAACCACACCACCAGCTATGTTAGCTCCAGCCTCGGTATAGTCTCCTTGTGCTGCATTTTGTAGTGCTGGCAGGGCTATAGCAGCCATTGATGGTATCGTAGTTGCCCTTCCTACTGCCCCAGCTACATTATTTTTGAATCCACCGGAAGCCCCCAGCATAGATGTACCAAACATCTTATCAATAGGATTAACTCCACCCGTTAATAAGCCTGAACTCGTTGCCCCCATACCCAGATTATTCATAAGAAGACTTTGTATACCACCAGTTCTACCACGCATTAGAAGAGAACCTACTCCCAATCCTAGAAGTAAAGGCCCTACCTTACCCACCGCTGCTGCTACTTTATCAAGACCGTCTACCAGTCCAGTAGCTCCCTTTATACCAAGTGAGAACACGTCAAGTAGACCACCTTCATTACCCATTGTCTGGGCTAGGTTGGTAAATGCACTTGTCAGGTTCATGGAAGCTGTTTGAACTGTGTCTAATTTCTTAGCCATAGCCTCTGCTGACGCGCCCTCAGCATTTCCCTGCATACCGGCAATCTGTTCAGCTCTGGCAAAGTTCTCAATGTAGGCAGCTACGTCCTTCTGTCTACGAATACCACCACCACCTAGAGCAAGAGTAAGTCTTGAGAAGTCCTGGTCTCCTAGAAGTTTTTGGCTTCTAAGGGCAGCTACTTCCTTCATAACGTCAAGGAATTGTCTGGTCTTACCAGAAGTATCGGTTACAGCAATACCAAGTCTATTCAGTTCTTTTACAGCCCCTTCCTGTTGGTAATTACCTATAAGAGCTTTAGCTACGTTGGCTGTTTCTTTTCCACTTGTCAATGAAACTTCTGATAGGGTTGCTATCATGGCGTTCATCTGTTCCAGGGACATACCTGCTGTTTCAGCAGAGTCCCCAAGAACAGCAACACCGGTAGCCAATGTTTCAACACTTACAGATGCTATCTTACTTACCTGTACCCACTGGTCAATAAGACCTCTTCCTTTATCTAGTTTCTGGGCAGGAGTATCTAGGGCATCCCCAGTTTGATACAGAGCCGCTGTAAGAACATCAATAGCTCCAGCTTCATCAAGAGTTGACAGCTTTGATAGTACTAAAGCGTCATCCATTAATTTTAGTGTGGAAACATATCTCTGAACTGGATCTGAAATTCTACCGGCGGCAGTAAAGGCTGCTCCAAATAGAGGTATAATGTTGGAAACACTTTCGCCAGCGTTTCTAGCCGCTACGTATACGTCATCAAATATTTGATTTGTTGTTGCTAAACTGGAGTCAAGAGCAATGGATACATCAGCTAGAGCAGCTTCGTTTGCTATAAGCTGTTTCATTGCCTCTGATACTGCGTTTATAGGCCCATATATCGCTGCAATAGCTACAGACCACTTTAATAGATCTCCAATATCCTTTGTAATCCCCTGTCCAAAAGACTGGAACTGTTTTTGTGCTGGTGCTTTAGATAGATTACCTTGAGGGTCTGTTCTAAACGTACCTGTCTGATCTACACCATATTGGTCTGTTTTCTGGTATCTATGTCTTGTAAATAGACCGTTCTCATCTCTGGTACTGCTTACTCTATCCCCCGGCCCAAACCCACCGTTCTCCCTAGCATACTGTGTTAGTAGAGGCTGTGCTTTAGCAAATGCGTTATTACGCATCTGTTTTAGAGATGTTCCCCAGTTACCCATATCATCAACGAACAGTTTGTGGTTGGATACTAAGTCCTGCCCCTTCATCTTACCCCTGAAATTTAGCTGACTAAATCCCTGGCCTTTAACTGCGTCTGTAAGAGCTTCAAACTTCATTCCCTCTTTTCCAAGAGTCCCCATAACTTTCCTTACTGAGTTGGCAAATTGAGAGTCTACCTTAGCTAAATCGTCAAGTGTAGACCTAGTTTTAGATAAAGTAGTTGTTTTGGTTGGGGCGGTAGCTCCAGCCACTCCTGGTACGCCGCCAGCAGTATAGTTCGGATCAGCGATTGTTTTATTTGTAGGTGCGGGAGGCAACGCTCCCAGTCTGCCTGCTACATCCACTGCTCCATAAGGAGCATTAGCACCGGGGGCTTTCTTATACCCCTGAGCATCATAGTTCTTGTACATTCTGGACTGAAAGGATGATAGAGCCGTTTCTGCCTTCTTAATGGAGGCTTCCACCGCTTTGAAATCATCAGACTGTTTTCCAAAAGTACTCTTTGATAGCTGTGCTTTCTGGGCGTTCCACGTCTCAAGATTTCTAGTAACAGTAGATATGGACTTACTAAGAATCTCAAAATCCCTAGTAGCTTGTTGATCTACTAGGCTCAGTTTCTTGCCCTGTTTAGTTGCCATAGACGCATTAAGTTTATCCAATTGGGCTTGATATTTAGCCAATTGACTTGTTCCCCAATTACCAGAACTCATCTCCGCCTGTACTTTATTGGCGGTGGCTGAAATTCTTTTTAGGGATGCGTCTAGTTCATTTATTTGATTTTGAAGTTCTTTAATGGTTGCCATATGGTTTATTCCTCAACTTCGGATAAGTTTATATCCGTAACGTTCGTTTTATGTTTTGCATCAAATACTGTGGAAAGCCAATCATCCAAGTCTTCTGGACTTCCATCCCATAGAATTTCTGGGGTAGGTTGCTTCTCCTTTGGCAGTTCCGACAATGAATCCAATTGCTGTCTCTTTCTTATTACGTAGCTTATAGTATGTGGAACTTGGTGAAGTAATTTGATTCTGGTATCCAATGGTACAAGTAACGCTTTGGATATGCTCCAAATGGATGCTATTGCGTTACTCGCTGCAATTTTTTTAAGTCGTCTCCAAGAATTTCAAGATTGGAGTACTCATTAACAAATTGTTCTTTCAGATCTGATGGTAGATTGCAGAAGTCTTCGTAAGAAGAAAACAATCTCTCTGTAAGCTCCTTATCGCTGTACGAACCATAGTATGCACATTGGGACTTGAACTCGTTCATCTGCCTTTGTTCGCAAAGTTCGTCTGTCATAATATCAACGTACTTTTTATATAGGACTTCCGGTGCTTCTGTCTCCATAGATGTTTTCATCATAAGGACTTCCTTCTCAATAAGAAGCCTTAGTTCTGCCTGAAAACGCTGTGGGTAGGAGTCAACCTCTGCCTGATATTTCTCATGGGCGGATGTCTTTGCGTCTGACCTAGGCTGTTTAGGGGCTTTCAGTGTCATCTTTTCCCTGGCCTTTTGAGAAATATCTCTCATTGAAAAGACAAGTATTACCGCCATCATTTGATCTGGTGTGATGTCTTCCTTGTCCTTTATATAGGCAAGTCTTTCATCGCTGTCCATATCTCTTAGTTTTCTTCTTAGTTCGGCACTCATTCTAAGAGCTGCCACTCTAGCTCTGTTTAGGTCGGCATCGCCCAGTATTCTCATGAATACTGGCTTTAATCCTGTTTCCATACGAACAGAGAATTCCTTGCTCCAAGCGAATAACGGAGCTATATCTACGTCATTAAATTCTACATTTGTTACGCTCATTTCTATCTCCTTATAGTCCTAATACAAATCCTACTATTTCCATATATCTATCGGTATTCTCTCCTTTAGCATCTACAACACTACCTAAACCCCCGCTTGATTGAACATACATAGAATGAAGAAATACTTCATTGCTGTCAATATCCAGTACAAGCACCTGTCTTAGATAACCAGGTCTATTCTCCATATTACTGTAAACCTTTTCTAACATATAACACTCCTTAAAATTAAACAGGGCTACACAGTTGTTTTTATACAATTTTGTAGCCCTGTTTTATTCTGCCTTTTATTGCTACAATCTTACGATTGTTTATTTAGTTTTTTTACTGATTAAGGCATTGCGCCTGAGTAAACAGTTAAGTTACCCATAACGCTCTTCCAGTTGAAAGTCTGTGTAGCATTACTGTTTACATTTGAAGTATAGCTATCACCAACGATTGTGATGTCAGGGATGTATACTGTCTTTAGAACAGTAGCAGCTCCTACGGTATCGCATGGGTCAACCAATTCAATCTTCAATGCCAAACCAGATACCACGCACTCGTCACCTGGCCCCCACTCAACTGTACCACCACTGGCTGCAATTGTGCCATCGGTTAGGAGTGAGATTAGGTCTGTGTCCGTATCCAATACTGTGATAGTACCGTCAACGGTAGGAACTTGTGCCTGATAACCAACCACATTTCTATTACCAAGTTCTTTTACAGGAGTTGTGTTCAGATTTCCATTGATGGAAACTGACTGTACTCTTGCGATGCTGTTAGCTGCGATGTATACATCAACATCTCTACCCTTGATACCTACTGGAAGGCTTGCATCCCCAATATCTGTCCAGTTAGTACCTGCTGGGTTAGCATGGTAAACAACCAAAACCTGTGAAGTTCTTGCATCACCGGTTGTTAGAGTTGTGCCTACTAATCTATATTGACCAGTAGCAGGAGCACCAGTAACTTCTTCCAGGTAATCCCCGTCCAAAATCACTGATATAGCATAGCGACCGTTCTTTAATTGAACGGGTGTTTGTGTTACTGTAAATGAAGTAGTTCCCACAGTAAACTTGTCAACAACTACATCATATTTTAGATAACGTCTTTCTGAACCAATAGCTGTATAGTCTTCTTTGGATTCTCCGTCAACTGTATAGTCAAACTTGAAATCACGGATTTGTAAGCGTCTACCGCTGATTGATTTTACATAATCTGCTACATCTACATCCTTTACGTAAAGGACAGCATCTATCTCTTTTAGGTTGGAAATTCCAACGCCACCAGCTGGATAGGATGCCGGGTCTGATCCGGTAAGTGCAGCAAAAATCTTAATACCTACATCAAATGCGCTGAATGTAAGAGTTACCTCTGGTGTATCCTTTACCTCTCCTACATGAAGAGGATTACCCAGTTCGTCTACTGTTGTAGATGGCTGAGTTGAGGATAGAGTTAGACTCTGTACTCTAGTCGCAGAAAAGGCATCTCTTGAACCTACAATTCTTAGCTGTAGATCCTTTGATGGTACTGCTAATCTTTTTGCCATTTTTAAAAACCTCCGTTTGTTACAATCTTACGACTGTACCGTATTGTTCTCAGCTACAAAAGAAACTGTAGCCCTATAATATAGTTTATCAACCACATCAGCACTGATTCTTATCGGAATAAACGATTTTGAAAGAACCATTAAAGCACCCTCCCTAGTGGGTGACACGGATGGGGGAAAACCTTCATCATAATTATATACTGGAATAGGGTCTTTTAACCTATCCAGCAATCTATATCCAAATTCATCACGTTGGGACTTGTTAGTGGCATATATATCTATATACCATCTTCTAACTCTAAGTCCATCTCTATTACCCATTTCAAAAGACTGGACATCTATCTTACCAGCCTCAACTGCAACTGTGGGTAATTTAAGGTCGCCTTCCGGGAAACCATCCACTATGGCTATCTGTGGGGCATCGGAAAAAGCGTTCTTTAGAAAATAATAAACACTCAGGTCTTCTTTGCGTTCTAAAAGCATAATCTCTCCTACTCACCAAAATCAGACAAAATCGCTGCAATTCTTCCGGCTCTTCTTCTAACTCCCCTACCTATTGTCATTCTATCTGGAAGTAATTCTCCGCGTCTAAGTTTATCTGCTATTTCTATTATCTTGTCTGCATATAATAAATCCACGTCAACGTCCAAAGCCTGAGCAATTTTTCCCATATTATCGGAATCTGTACTTAAACGATCTACGTCTTTCTGCAACCTGTCCAAATCATATTTGGCATCAAGAACTCCCTGCTCTACTACTTCCATATCCTTTTCATAACGATACTTGGATAAATTAAATATTAGAAGAAAGTAATCTTTTAGAGCTTGTTCTGTTTTTTCAACAAATCTATGAGCACCTCTTGAGGGATATGGAGTACCTCCAATGTCAGATGACATTGAAACATTTTTACTTCCATAATTAAGCAGGCTCCAGAAAGGTGCTAAAGTACCTCCCTGTAATCTCATTGCAATTGTCTTTTGATAAGGCCCTTTGCCGTATATTTTAGTAGCCCATATTGTAGAAGCGGTATCCGGGTCTCTGTCTTCTTTTACTTTAAGAGTGTCTCTTACTGCTGATACTGCGTCTGCATAGTCCTGTATGCTACCAGCTACTTGATCCATCTCTAAAGAGACACTTATTGACCTACCCCAACCTGCACCAGTAGGAGTAATTCTATACAAGTCCT